ACTTGGTTTTGAGTGGTCTCACGGACTTTTGCCTCAAAAGCCTCTCTTGCGTGTTGTGCCCTTAGGGCATCTACTTGGGCGCTTTGTTCCCCAAACTGTGCTATGGCCTGTTGTAGTTCAGTTTCCCTTTGGAGAGTAGCAACCATCTCCTGCCTAGTTTGACGGCCCTCTTCAGCAACACGGCCAGCCTCAAGCAATGCCTGTAGTGCCTCACGCTCCCTTTGTGCAGCATTAGCGGCAAAGGCTTCTCTTGCTTGCTCTAGGTTATTGCGCATCTCCCTTTCAGCATTCTGGCTCCTGAGGGTTTCTAGTTCCTCTTGAGCAAGCCTTAGGGCTTCTTGAGCATCCGCCAAGTTAGTTACAACACCACCCCTGTTCCTACGAATATCACCCCCAGAGGCATTATCGTAAGCTTCCTGAGCCTCCCTAAGGTCAGTTTGGGCTTGTCTGACTGCCTCGGCAAGAGTCAACTCTGCAAGGGTCTCAAAACCACCATTCATACGTTCTAGTTCTAGGGCAGTCTGAGCAATCTCTTGACGTGCGGATTTTAGACGATCCTCAAAAGATTCTATCCCATTTGATGCACTATCAGAATCTGCCCTAGTACGCATCCATGCAGCACCAAGAGCAGTGAGTAGTGGGATAATAATACCCAAGGCAGAGCCAAGTAAAATCCACTTACCCCCAAGCAAAGTAAGAGTGCCCGCCACCTGAGTTGCCTGCTGACCGAAAGCCACGAAAGCATTAGTACCAGACTGGACCTGTACGATAAAGTCACCAATCTGATAACCAGTCTGCTGCATGAGGACGCCGCCACGGTTGACACTCCGTCCAGCAGCTTGCGTAGCTGTCGCCATCTGTTGTTGTGCTACAGCAGCCTGTTTAACCTGTCTAGCCGCTTGTAGTTGGGCGGCAGCATACCTACGGACCTCAGCGGTGGCTTTTTGGCTTGAGATTCCAACCTTCTCATAGTTTCTTTTTAGTTGTAACAAACCCCGGTTATAGGTTTGCTGTGAGATAGCACCTCTAGCATATCTTCTGGCAAGGTCAGTGATCTTACGTTCCAACCCCCCAACAGCAGCCTGTGCCTTGGGAATGTCAGAAGCGTCAATTGTAAGGCGAAGATCAGCCATTATTAGCCCTCAGATAAGCTGCGTCAATTCTTTTGATCGAGTCCACATCTCTTGGTGTAAACTCTATACCCATCAGATCAGAGTAAGCCTTGATCTCATTAAAACTGATTGGGTTAGGTGCCATCCCATAAGTACGGGAGGAGTTCATATAAGAAAAGGCAGACCAGATATGAGACAATCTCTGTGGAAACTCGGGTCCTTCCAGTTCAATTGGTCTCTTTCCAGTCTGCCTCTCTACCTGTTCATAGTGTTCTCTGGCTGTAATACCATTCTGATCAGACTTGTTGAGTTGAGCCTCGTGGGCTACGTACTCTTCCAGTTGGCTGATCAGAAGTTCGTAAAAGCCACTTCGTTAGACAGAGCCTCCTCAATCTGACCCTTGATCCAGAAGATTTTATCGTAGACCTCTTTAGCCTTCTTTTTAGTGAATTTGGGCTTTTCGCCTTCGTAAGTAATATCCCAAGAGACAGTTACTGAGGCATAGAGGTCGATGTTAGCATCTTCCATTTCTTCATAGGAGAGGTCGAGAACTTGCCCATCCTTTACCTTGTTGGCTTTTACGTAAGACTGGGCCTTGTTAAAACCAGCAGCACGATACGCCTTCGTATGGGGGGCATGAAGAGTGATGGACATTTCTGAGCCATCATCATTTGTAAGAATCTCACCAGTCTTGGGGTGACGGAGGAGGACCTCCACGGTATCCTTTTCAGGGACGATAACACTAAGATCAGTCATTTGTCGGGTTCCTTGTATTAGATTTATGTCGGGTTTATTGTTTTAAGCGGGAGAGACCGAAGAACCCGACAACCTCAGTCCCTCCCTACCCCATGTGGGGATTAGGAACTATCAGGACGATAGAGCACAATGTTGCTGTCTTCAGTAGAGTCGTAGAGAGCAACAAAGGGAATTTCAATCATGCGAGATTGGGGGTTCTCAACCGGAGCAGAGCCACCGTTGAACTTCACCTTCGGGAGGAAGATGGTATAGGTGTTTGCTGCACCTGGGTCCTGAATGTCAACAGACAAAGCGGTTTCAGTTTCGTTGAGGAAACGGTTATAGAGACTTGCATCCTCAAAGTATGCCGAAATAGTGCCTTCAACCTCTGCACGACCATACTCAAGTTGAGGGGTCGTATTGGAACCAATAACAAAGGTTGGATTGAGAGAGTTATTGACCGTCAGTTCAATCGACGTAATAGTAGCATTAGAGGAAAGTGCCCCGCCTGCATCACCGATTTCAAGAGAGCCGCTGTAGGCATCAAAAGGCTGGTTGGTGGAGGCTGCATTAGTGGTCTTCTCCGTAGCACTAATAGAACCACCAGAACCAACAAACTCAAAGGTTGTATTGACCATCTGGTTAGGTGCCATGGAGAAAGTAGCCTGAGAGACAGCCATACCTGTGAACAATCGAGCTTGGTCAATATCAGCCATGTAGTCTTCAATAGTGAAAGACTTGAGCGTAGTGCCAACCTTCAGTTCATCCGGGGCACTAACTGGTGAAGCATCCCACGTAGAAAACATGAGGCTCTCAAGGAAAGCATCGTAGTCCCCAGCGAGGAGTTCTACGACAATTTCACCCGCTGCCTGAGTGTTACCATGACGGTCATGGCGAGGCATACGGTCAGATTGGATGCTTTCAGAGGTAACACGCTCCTTGGTGATGTCCAGAGAGTGTGTATTAAACGGGATTTCAGTGAAGTTGCCTGCCGGGGTGGTGGCAAACGTAACTTCTTCGATGTAGGAAAGGCGGGTACGAGACCCCTGAGCAAATGACAATTTTAGACTCCTTAGTTATAGATGAACCATGTAACGACAACAGGTGTGACGAACCATGGGGGGTCGTCGTATGGGACACCTTGTCTTACACTTTCTATTGTGATTGTAGTGGACGCGTGGGTTATGTCAGTTGCAGCCTCGAATCGGTCCACCAAGGTATCTACAACTTCTTGTGAAGCACCGGGACCAGAGTTCTCTGGATAGTGTAAGAGAAAGGTGCAAAGTCCCCTGTAGTGCTGTCTGGGGTTAGTCGCTATGATAGCGATCTCTCGGAAGTTTGGTTGGAACTGGAACTTGATAAAAGGTGCCCCTGTATTCGGTTTGTAGTCAAGGTTTTGCCAAGCCACAGCAGGAATACCTGAAGTCCCATCAAGGTGAGTTTCAAGTGCTGCACGGATTTCAGTATATATACTACTCATCTTTTAGCCTCTGCCCATGCTGCTGATGATCTTGGTCCATGTAGACTTGCTGCGTTTCCGAAAGGTGCATAACCATGCTTGTATTCAACTTCAGTAGCGTGTGGTGCCCCATTTCCAAATATCATGGAAGTAGAGCCACGTAGGGCAGAAACACCCGTAACCATGCTCTGAACAGCAGCCTCTGCGTAAGGTGAATATGGCTGATTCCTTGGCCTACCTCTGGAACTGACGCTACCGCCTCCATAAGAAGAGCCTGCGTAAAAACTCTCCATATACGCGCCGGTATCTACAGGAGAGAATGAGACCAAGTCTTCTGCCATCATGCGACCGTATATCTGGCCATATTCTTCAAGCGATTCTGTGATCTTCTGAAATTTACCGTCCAGACCTCTATTGATAATAACCTTGACCACTATTCCCTCACCTGACACACGTAGCAAACAGCCGATAGACCAGACATGATCTTGGCTACAGAGACGATAGAAACCTTGTCACCTTCACCAGATAGTTTGTCCCCCGGCTCAGGCTCAGGGATAGGGTTGTCGAGTGTATCAATCAAAGGCATCACAGCCCTACGATCACCGAGGAGAATGTTCATACCGTCTATATCAGACAGGTTATAGTTGTAGAAGTAGGCTTGTACAGTGTAATCCGTGTCAGAACCACTTACAGTTCCGGTCTCAGGGTCATAAGTCGGGTTTCCCTTGACGGTAAAGGTCAATGGCTTTCCGTGGGTATCAATAAGATACTTGAGGTCCTGAGAGCGGAACACTGTTATTCATCCTCATATGCAGAGAGATATTCTTCACCCGGATGGCGGAAACGATCCCTACGGAAAGAGGGTGTCACCCGATCATCATTTT